CTTGAGAGTATTTTAAATTATATTTGTCAAGTGAAATGACGAACTTAACTAGTTCAGTGAACAGAGGATGGTGTTTACAATTTTCTAATATAGTTATAGCTCTAATAGAATAGTAATCTTTTCCTAATATCCCAAAGTCCTCGAAGTTAGTCCAACGCTCTTGATATACTAACCTGATAAGTGCCCGATAAACAGGATAGATACCACCAATGATACCATTCGAACCACGATAGTCGCTACAATAATATTTCTGTAGATACGTACATGAATTCTGAGATACTTTAGATTTGTCTTCATTTACAATAAGACCATGATCCGTATATGACTTGAAAACACGCTCAATGTTGTCTTTAGGAATGGCGCAAACTCCATCATCACCCTGAATTTGTATATTCTCCTTAAATATATACTTAGAGTTTACAGAAATTAAATATTGTACAATTGAATCTACTTCATTAGTAAAAGTAGAGCCGGAAGGTACACCATGACTACCTTTCATGATTCCATCAGGTGTGATCAAAGGCATAGTATTAAACCTATGATAAAGATAATCAATCTCGTCATGATAACTTTTCTGAAATAAACATTTAATGTAATCAAAAGCATACCTTTGAAGACGACTTTTCACTGTCGCGTCATAACGTGAAAAATCAATAGATAAAAGAGATACGTTGCGAAGCATTGCTGAATTCACTAATTCAGTTACTTTCGAGTCTACCTCGTCAGGTCCAACCAATGCTGATCTCCACGACTGTTTCTTCTGATAATCAAGCAAAGGACGATAAAATCTAGTCTCCGCAAGGATGAGGGACATGCAAACACCCCAAATATTTCTAGTTTTATTGCCCTCCTGTGTTCGTGTGTATATCACTGCCGGCCACTCGGTCTTTAAATCGTTAGAATAGTTAACATTGTACCATTCCTTGACTTCACCTTTGCGGGTAACAAAAGGAAAACCAGAGCTAGTGCTATTTTTCAAGAATCTAGACGCTACTTCTAAAGATATAGGTCTAAGTTTAAACATGTCTTTGCTGATAGGAGGTGTGGTAATAAGATCAGGACCCTTAACCTCGGCCTCAAAATACTCGAGCACTGAATCTCTACGAAGTGACCACGGTAGCATTACAGATCTGGGACCGTATTTATCGCGATTTTGAAGCTCAGACTTAAGCAGTTCAGCATTAATAAGTTTTCGGTTAGAAGGTTTGTTGAATATCGCATCAAACTCTCTAAGAATGAGATCAGGCGCATATGACTTACCCAAAGGAGTCAGAAGCACTTGCTCACTACCAGACACGACATTGTTCAGAATCAAGGAGAGCTTTTGTCGTACTAAGTAATCGACATTTAGGTCCGCTAAAAATTCATAGTCCATATTAATGCTGATTTAAATTTTATTCCTCTTTAGAATCTTTAGGTTTAGCGTTCTCAGTTTTAGTCTGCGTTTTAGGTTTATTAGTTTTCTTAGGAGCGAAGTCTTTCCAAGTACTACCACTATTTCTGTTATTCACAATTGTGTTAACGGACATAAAGTATGCTAAAACGTCTCGGGCACACTCCTCCATAATACTAGCTGAAACACCTCTTACAAAGATACCATTTTGAGGCATTCTATAATAGGCATTATTTTGATACACAAGACAAACGTCGTTTCTGCCAAACGCCGACTCAATGGTCATATTGGAAGGTCTCCAAATATATTTATCTAGTGTAGTACTATAAACGTAACTGAAAGCACTGCAAAAGAAGGTAGTACCAGCACCACTCACACAAACAGTGGAAGCAGGTTTACCTAATCCTGGTCTTAGGACGTAAGGTGCGGCTGAACCAACATAACAACCTGACAGGCCAAGAACTAAGCCATCTAAACTAGGGTCGAAAGTGAAATAAGTATTTTCATTATTTTCATTCGATATTATATTACTCGTATAATTAGTTGAGGCATAGAAATAGTGTCTTACCATATTGCCAAAGAGTGTCATAAAGGCATTACTAAATAAAGCTACTGGAGAGCTGTCTTTAATAGGATTGCCAACCCAACTAGGTATAACTCTAGTCAGTATAGATGAAACTTCTAAGTTTTCAGGGCTGTTGATTCTCCGAATAGCATCGACTATCACTTTGCTATCTGTACCATTAAATCTATCTACGGACCAGAACTGTGTATCAGTTGGTGAATCAAAACCCATAGGCATAAGTCTATAAGTAGATTGGGCATTTGCACCATCTGTAAAAGTTTGATACAACCAGAAGATTGTATTTGCCAAAGCTGGCGGGAAAGGCATGACGGATAGTAATCCCTTTAATTGATTGAGATAATCAATATCGTCCGCTGAAATCATAGATCTTAGAGCATGCGTCCCTCTATCCTTGTTAGACGCAATACTTGCATAAGATATTATCGACGTATTACAAAATAATATTGAGTAAGCGTAGATGAGAGCGTTAAAATACTCAAGCAGTCGAAGCGAACTAAGCTGACGAACGTCAACTCTGAAAGACACTGCTGCCTGTGAAGTATTTGCGAACCAAGGTATCAGAACGTTATCAAAGAAGAACCTAACAGCTGCAGAACCAGGAATTTCAATCCTAAACCCGTTCAAATGCGAATAACACGCACGACTGATTGGATAATTCTGACTATTAGTATAGGTACGATTTAACAAACCAGGTTTAAGCTCTAACGCCATTGGGTTAACGTCGTAAGCACCAAGTATGCTATTTTCGTTGCCTTTAGTGCCACCATTAGATAACGGCGAGGGACCTTTGTTTCCGCCTTTGTTACCAGAATCCTTAATACTAAAAGTCTCTGGCCCTTTAAGAACGAAATCATTAGCTAGGTTGATGCCTTCATCTTTTAAAATTGAACCTACTATCTTAGCAGCAGCAGTAATCCCACCAGTGCCAGCAGCAACTCCTATCTTATCAGAATTTCTAAGTAATACATTACCGACACCTTTAGCCACACCGCCTAATATTGCGGGTAATCCACCAGAACGTCTCATCACTCCACTAACTTGAGCACGCCATTCTTCCTCTGTCATTACGTTGTTGACATTGTACAATTGGCAGTAGTCAAGGAACTCTTGATACTCTTCAAATTCCACAGCAATTACGGATTTTATAGAGTTTATTTCATTTGGTACTTCATCATTCATAGACATGTTAAGGTTACGTCTCCGAACACTGAACTGAGTGTTCTAGAGATTAAAATTTAAATCGAGATTTTAAATTTTAAAATGTTAAAATTTTAAGTGTTCAGAG